CGTTAACGAGAGGCCGATTATAACAACTGCCCCAAAAAGCCAATCGCGTTTCCCGGTTGCATTTAAAAACGCCGCCTCCCGAACCCGGGCGGAATCTCGATCGCTTACTTCGGTTTTGTAATACTCGAGATCCGTTTGAAGATCGAGCCGCGTCATCTCGAGCTCAAAATCCAACCGCATTTTTTCGAACTCGATATTTAACGCCGAATGTTCGTCGCTCTTATGCTTTTGACCATTTAAAAAGGCTCCGACGGTTTCGAGCGCCTGAATTCCTGTAATATCGCCCGCAATTTCGAGAATATCGCCCGCGACGGGTTTCACCTTATCGCGAACAAATAAGCCGAATTTTGAGCCCCGTAAACGCTCGCCCAAAGGTTTTTTATTTCCCTTTTTTTTGCTCATTTTTTCGGCATGAAAAAACCTAGAACCCCGGTTAGAATTCTTTTGTAATTACTCATTACATAAATAAAAATCTTCTCGCCCATTAGAGTCGCCATCGGAACGGCCCAGGTAGACTCCGATTCGTGCCCGTTTATCTGGCAATAAATCGCGGTTTGATAACCGCAAAAAACAGATAGCCCTATAACGGCGATCCATTGAATAATCGACAATGCTCTTTTCATGTATATTTCATAACTGATTTTTCCGAGAATACCAATAACGATTCCCATAACCCAGCTCGCTGAATCGCTTAAAACATCGCCCAAATAATTAAATAAACTCATTTCGTTTTTTTTGTTTTTGCTAGTAACTTTTGTTCGTAGCGTTTTAACGCTTCGATGTATAAACGGCGCTTTTCATCGGTTTTACTAACTTTTTTCATATTACGGAATTTGATTTATAGAGCGATAACGATAACCGGTTCTAGAGCTCGCGGTATTTCCTGAGCTGAAAATATAACTAGCGGAGCCCTTTTGAATTCCGATCGGCGGGCGTTGCGGCCATTGGTTATTCGAATACTCCGGCAATAAACTAGAATTCGCACACAACCAATCGACCATTAACGACGTGTAATGTTCGGCGTTCTGTTGCCAGCGCGCTAGTTGATCCTTAAAAACAACGTCTCCTACCGGCTGAGAATCTTCGGAGGTTCGTTGAACCATCGTGCCGTTATCGACTTTATACGTCAAAGTGGGCGCGGCTTCTACCATAGACCACCATAACACAACTCGGCGGGCGTAATCCTCAACCAGTGTTTGGTACGCCCCCGCGAGCGTGTTATTTTGAATATCGGTTTTAATCTTTTCAAACAATGACGTTCCTAGATACGGAGCCAAATGTTTGTCCTGAGCCAAATAAATCGAAGGGTATAAAAGATTTGGATCAACCGCTCCGTTTATATTCGTGTACTTTTTAATGTATACGTCGGAAATAATTAGAATTTCAGGCATGTTTTTTTTTTAAATTTTATCGTCTGTAATTTTTACCCTCACGGCCATAAACCGGATTCGTTTCTAAGAATCCATTATAATCCATATCGATCGGAAGCAAGGCAACCAACTCGTCATTCTTAACCGTGTAACCCATTCGAGCGGCTTTTGCTACGGCGATCCTTTGTGCGTCCTTCGCTAGCGGGTTAATACCCTTCGCGTTAATATAAACCTCCTTCCGCCACGCGTGGTAACAGTTTCCACCGCCTTTGTAAAGCCATATGGAATAATAATCCGTTCCGTTCGGGCCCCAACCCGGATTGACGCTCTTTAATTCCATCGCTTCGATATCCTCTTTACGATAAAGTTTATCGGCCGACATCATTTTTTTACAAAATTCACGTTCGCTAGAGGCGCTGCCGAAATAACGATAACGCGTCATAAACGTAACCCCGGCATAATTCGTTTCGTCTTGATCGCTCGGCATCATTGCTTTAGCGCTTCCGGTGCTCGCCAATTCGTGAGCCTCGATTTTTACGAGCTCCTCGTTTTCTAAATCGTCATTCTCATAATCGACGTTATAAGAATCTATTAAAATATAATTTTCAGGCACATCTTCGCCTAGCGCAATTAACTCATCGGCGATATTCGAGCTCAACTCCTCTCGTTTAATGCGTTCGGTTATTCGAGCGGCCCAATCGCGGCCGGCATCGCCGCCCCATAACTGCCAAGCGATACGTCCGGCGCTAGGAAAACCCTCCTCACCGGAGGCCCAACCTTTCGCCTTTTTATCTACTTCGTGGCGACTAAAATAACTGTTCATTCTCTTAACCGTGTCGACCGATAGGTTTCTCAGGTTCGAAATATCTCGAGCCCTAGCAACGCCAACTTCCGTACCGCCTCGATCGTATTGATCACGCCATTTTAAACCTAGCTCGGCCTGCGCCGCCATTTCGTTTGTAGGTTTATAACTCTCCTCGGCTAATTTAACCGCGCAGCACTTTTTTTTTTCGGCCTCGAGAATGGCCGGAGCGGGTGCGGGTGCAACCGTAACCGGCGCCTCCATTTTCAAAGGGCTGTTTGGAACGACGGTAATAGTTAACCCTGGCATTTCCCAACTCAAAACATCTTCGAATGCTCGAGCTAGTTTGCGCTGTGCGGGCTCGATAACCTGGTTTGTGAAAATTTCCAAACCAACAGCCATTTCGTCCTTATTCGAACCGAAGCCGCTCACGTCTCGAATTCCAAAAAGCAACGGAGTTGTTACGCGATGCGCGACCATTATTAACGACGTCGATTCTGTGCTCAAAAACTGGTATTGCTTATCAGCGTCGCTGAGCGGAAACGTGGTGATGTCCGGCTTCGGCGTGTCGCGCTCGTTAAAAGTCATTATAAACTTTCCGGCGTTTTTCGCTCCGGTTAATTCGCGCTCCCAATCGCGTTTCATTTCTCGCTGTTGTTCCGGATCTGGGGCGCCTTGAAACATTGAAACAATAAACGACGGCATTAAACCGTTTACTATATTGTTAATGTGATAAACTGAAATTTCCTTTGCTAGCTCGATCGAGTTAATGGCGCTGTAATAATCCGGGCGTGGATAAAATTGAGCTCCGGTATAATTAAAACAGTAATAAATCTGTCGAGGCTCGTCGCCTTTTTTAGCTGTATTAAAAAGTGGAATAAACTCCGGTTTATTTCTTTTGCGCTTGGTAGCGGCCCAGTCATTAGAATGCCACACGCCGCAAATCTCCTCATCCTCACCGTGTACTCCGAGGCGGCACTCCTCGAATGGAATATGACGCAACCTAGCAACGTTTTCTCGATCAAAAGTGTAAATTACTTCTATATAAAAACCGCCGTATTTTTTATAATCGTGAGCACAACCGTAATAAACCTCGTATGTGTTGAGCTCCGTTATTCGCTTGTTATAAATTCCCGCCTCGAGCGATTTACCCGCGATCATATCTCCGATCGAGATGCAAAGCGATCCGTGAACGGCGCCGGTCTGGGCTAGCTCGCGAAGGTATTGAGGGAATAAATTATTTACCCCGTAGTTAATCCAACCGCCGCGATCCATTCGCTCGGCTGAACTTACTACCGTGTAATCCGCGAGCTTCACGCTAACGGCGTTTCTTGTTGCTTTATCCATTGTAAATGACATCGTCGTTTATTGTAATCTCGGGCAAATCGTAATAACTCGCGTTGTTCGTCATATCGAGCCAACCAATTCGGCACAGTCCGACTACACTCGCGTTATTCGGATCTAGGTTAACGGCCGAATTTTGACCATAAACAGAATACCGATAACGCCCCGGTAAAGTTAACCCAACGGTTGTAACTGTGAGCGTTGTAATGCGTTGATTTTCGTTAACGATAACAGCCACCTGGGCGAGATCCGTCCCGGTTGTTGAATTTTCCTCATGAGTCAAAACCAAAAGGTAATGAGTAAAGGCTGTCGCGAAATACTGTCGGCTCTCGTTTAACGAAAGTCGGAGCGTTTGCGCTGCTGTGTTGTTAACTAGATAAACCATTTTTTTTATTTAAAAAAAAGGCGGCGTTTGATCGCCGCCAATTTTAAATTTAAATTGAATTCGTTATGGTAGCGGTGGGTAAGGAGGGATAATATCAATGTTCCCAAAGTTATCGAACGGATTGGTATTTACAGTGTACTGTTCCAAAAAGTCAGGCTGTTCTGGCTCCTCGGCTGTTAAGGTAATTTGATATCCGTTTAAATCGCCTTTAGCCTTTCCGCTTTGGTATGTTCCCGCTGTTAAAAACGCGCCGTCAGTACGTCCAACCATTAAAATTTGATTGTCGTATAAACGAACGAAAACAGCCACTTTCGCTTTGGACAACTGCTCAAGCTGAGTCCTTTTAAACATGTCCAATTTACCTAAAGTAAACTCGACAGTTTGAACGTAATAAAGGGTGCCATTCTCGAGGTTTGGAGTTGGTGTAACGGTTAACGCTCCCGTGTTGCGGTTTGGTTGAAAACGATAAACGTTAGCCACCGGAAGCTCCGAAATAAATTCATCGCCGCCAACCGTTGTCGTTACTGTAACACCGTTCTGGAACGGTGTCCAATTCGCAATAAATACTTCCTTTACACCGCCGACTCCCTCATTACAATCTAGGAGAAAACCATTTGTTAAATTACAGGGCATTTTTTCTAATTTTTTAAAGTTAGTGGG